AGATGATCCCGTTCCAGATGAATCCTATCCAAAAGATCCTGCACTCGGTTGCTGAGAAGCAACTCAAGGAGGAGGGGCATGTCCGTTTGATTGTGCTCAAGGCTAGACGTGCAGGGATATCTACCTATATCCAGGCCCGTATGTTCAAATACGGCGCCACTAACTTCAATAAACGCTGTCACATAACAACCCACAGTAAAGATACGACCCAAGAGATGTTCAATATGGCAAGAGCTTTTGCTGAGAACTATCCAAAGCACATCAAACCTGAGATGTACTACAGCGGAAAATCTGAATTATGGTGGGGCAAGAAGGAAGGAGGTGGTCTTAATAGTTCTTATTCGCTATCCACGGTGGAAGGTTCTGAGGTTCGAGGTGCTGCGATTGATATGTTGCATTGTTCTGAAGTGGCAAGCTGGGGTAATAGAGCGAGGGAGTATGCCACGGGGTTAATGAACTGCGTGGTACAAGGCCACGACACAGAGATATGGCTTGAATCTACAGCCCAAGGCGTAGGGAATTATTATTACCGAGAGTATTGGAGAGCAGACCAGAACGAGTCTGCCTTCAGGCCTGTATTCTTCCCATGGTATATGATGCGTGAGTACAGGATGGATTTCTTGGATGACAATGAGAAGGACGTGTTTATGTCATCTCTGGGTAAGGAAGAGCGTTACGGCAAACAGGAAGAGACCGAGCTGCTTGGGAGGTCTGTTACCTACGACACTTTAGATGGAGAGATAACCTTTACAGTTACTCCAGAACAATTGAAGTGGCGCAGGTACATGATTGACGGCAACTGCCAGGGGGATCTGGAAATATTCCACCAGGAATATCCTAGCTACGCTAGGGAGGCGTTTGTCGCCTCTGGCAGATCCGCCTTTGATAGTCATTGTTTATCTCAGATGTACTTCGAGGCAGAGGAGTACAGGAACTTGTACATGTCTAAAAGGTTTACTGTTCCCGTAAATCAGTTCAAAGACAGGCATGGGTTGACAGGGATGAGGTATTTCTTGGAGCCTGACCCTCAGGGAGAGCTAATCGTGTGGAATCCTCCTCAGGAAGGGAAACAGTACCGTATAGGGGTTGATGTTTCGGAGGGCTTGCTTATAGACGGAAAGGCAGATTGGAGCGTGATTACAGTGATGGACTGTGAAAATTACGAAGAGGTCGCCACTTGGGCGGGGAAGATAGACCCCGACTTGCTAGCATGGGTATGTACAGCTATAGGGCGTTGGTATAAAAGCGCCTTGTTATGTGTGGAGAACAACAACCACGGTCTTGTTTGTCTCAAATTTCTCCAGACAATACACAACTATGAGAATCTCTATATAGAAAAAGCCTTGGATGAACGAGGGCAAAGGCAAAAAAGAAAGCTAGGGTTTAGTACAAACATGAAGACCCGGCCTTTAATACTTGATCATCTTCGCCAGATCATTAGAGAAAAGATTTTAGTTGTACATTCAAAAGAAACAATCGATGAGCTTCAAACCTTCGTAGTACATAGCAATGGTAAGGAAGCCGCCCAGGCGGGTTCGCATGATGATAGAGTAATGTCACTTGCTTTAGCCTGCTATATGATTCATATGTATCCGTACCACGAAACGACTCATTCTTACTTTCCTGTTGCTGCAAACAGGAGAGAGCTATATGTTAATGCTTGACGAGTTTTGCTAGTAATGCTTAATTACATTAAGGCAGGTAATACTGCTCAGCCCTGGCAGTGTACCCTCTACGCCTTCCCGCTGTCAGGGCGCTACAAGGATTAATATGGCTGGAACTAAAAGGAAAACAACATCAGCAAGTAAAACGAAACCCCAACTTACTAGAAGAAAGCCTGGTGGAAGAGACCCTGTTCAACACGCCAACTCTTTATACAGAACTTGGCTTGTTACTAACGATCCTGTAGAAAAGAGGCTTGTTAAAAAAGAATTAAATTCCATGATGAAGGAACATGATTTGATTAATCCTATAACAAGTGAATCAGCTATCACGAAACAGGGGACAACTCATTTTATCTTTTCCAGATCTGACTGGGAGAGGAAACAGAAAAACAAGAGGAAAAGATAATGACTGAAGAAAAAGTAGAAGAAAAAAAAGCAGAGGAAGTAGTCGAGGAAAAGCCGAAGAAAAAGGTTAAGCAAGAAGTCGTTGCTGAAGAAGTAAAGGCTAACCCAGTAGGGGTCAAGACTGAATCAATGCAGACCATGCCTGAAAAAGCAGGTCGGAGAATGAAAACTATGGCCGACAGGAATAGACTCTAATGCCAGGACTACCAAAGGGCGGAGCTTTAGGAACGCTATACAAGTTAGCTAACGAAGGTAGGCGTGCTGCTGCCAAGGTAAAACAGAAGAAGCTGAAGAAGCAACTCAAGAAAGAAGATGCTTCTGGTACTGGGCCTAAGATGGAAACCAAGCCAGCCCCTCCGATTAAAGAAGTTCAATCAAAGGATATGGCTACAGCACTAAAGAATCAAAAGCCAGTTCGTAGCAAAAATACAGTTAAGTATGTTACGCTTAAAAGAAAACCAGATCCGAATAAATACGATTACGAATCTTATGTCGGTAGACATTAATGGCTGAAGAATACGCAGGCCAGTTCCCTTTAAAAGAAGTAGACGAAGAAAACCCAGCTATTATACCAGATAGTTTGGGCAGTCTTGTCCAGTCTTTATTCCGAGATGCTTCTGACTACAGAACTGAGATCGAGGAAATATGGAGGGATGCTTGGTACGCTTACAGGGGTGAGTTCCAAGATAACTCTTCAGGAGCTGTCCAGGTTGCAAAGAAGCGTGGTATCTATGTCAACCTTACACGAAGAAAGTGTCAGGAAGCTAGGGTTAAGCTAATCAACTCTATAATGGAAAACGGGAAGATCCCGTTTAGTATCACACCTAGTAGGAGACCACGTTTTATTTCTCCAGATATTGCTCAAATGCCAGACCCAATTCAAGAGGTCGACCGCAGAGCATATAACATGGAGCAATCTATAAGAGATGTTCTTGATAAAAGTGATTATCAGAATACCTTAGCCAAGGTCATCAACGAGATGACGCTCTTTGGGTCAGGCGTAACAAAGAGTATTGTTCTCAAGACAATGGACTTCCCTGTTTATAAGACAGTGAACTCCGACCCAATGCTAAGGCAGGTTGAGAAGTTAGTAGAGTCTGAATACGTTCCTCACGTAGAGTGGGTGTCAATATGGGATGTATTCCCCTCGCCAGGGGCTTACTCAAAAATTGACATGGACTACGTGATTCAGCGCAGCTATCTCTCCGCACAGGAGTTAAGGGAGATGGCTGAGCGTAGTGGCGGTAGGATTGATCCAGAGCTTATAGAGAAATGCCTTTCCCAGAATGAGGGGCTGATGGCTGGCTCAACTCATAATGATTCGCCAGCTAGGGACGTGAATCATACTTATCATCTAAAGAAATACCAAGTCCTTGAAATGTGGCATAAAGGACTGGGACGGGAGGAGTTAAGCGAGTTCATGGAAGTTGACAAGGAAGAGTCAACCCATGTTCCTGTATGTGTAACGGTGCTTGGAAGTAAAGTGATTCAAGCTATGGTCAATCCTTTTGAAGGAAGGATTCCCTATGATTTCTCTTACTGGCAACAGCAAGAGGATTCTATATGGGGGTCTGGCATCTTCGAAGCGATTAGGGATGACCAATCGATGATGAACTTTATTTACGGGATGTATGTCGAGGGGAAGACAATGGCCTGCCAGCCTATGGTGGCCTTGAATCCTAACTCGTTTGATGCATCTCAAGATGATTTTGGTGATGTATATCCTGGAAAGATATGGCGGATGAAGGCAGGGGAGAGCGTGAACGAAGCGTTCCGACCTGTGATTATCCCTGATGTCACGAATGGATTAACCGATTTAATCAAAATCATTGAACGCAATACGGATTTGTCTTCAGGACAAGTCCCAATCGGAATGGGGGGTTCTGCATCATACCAAAGCAAAACTGCTACAGGTATGACGATACTAGATCAGAATTCACAGAAGCTGACCCTTAGCGTGGTCAGATCTTTGAATGATATGATCACAAAAAATATATCGGCTATATACCATTGGTTAATGGCTGATTCACAAGATGTATCGATAAAGGGGGATTTCGAATGCAAAGCGAACAGTTACAGAATGTTTATGTCTCGGGAAATAAACAACCAACAGATATTGGAGTTCTTGGGAGTTGTTGGCCAAAACCCAGAGATGAGAGAGTACGTCAACTTCTCAAAGCTAGTGCACCCCTTAAAGATGGGGTTGGGCCTGGATGTAGACGGCTTAATTAAGACAGATGAAGAAATCCAGCAGCTACGTGAGGGTCAACAGCAAGGTGCCTTAGGTGCAGCTCAGGCTGAAGCAGAAATAGAAATTGACAAACACGAAGCTATGGCCTTGACTGATGAGAAGAAAGCTCTCTCAGCAGACATACGTAAAGGAATAATCCAAGAACGATTGGCACGTATTAAAGAAGGTGCCCCAACAGAGACGAACATTGCAGATGAAATGGCTGACACAAGCGTTCTCCTCCAAGAGCTTGCCGCCCTCAGAGAGCAGCAAGCCATTGCCCAACAGCAACAAGGAGGCCCCGCTGGACAGGCCGAACCTGGAGTACCTGCTGACCCTGCAGGAAGACCCCAGGTACCGAATACTAACGACTTTGCTGCGTAGGAGATTATCGCTAAAGCAGGAGAAACTCTCGGAGAAAACCCTCAGCGATAGTCAACGCATTGCAGCATTTAATACTCTTATCGGGGAAATCAGGGAACTCAAGTCGATGCTTGACCTCGAACAACTGGTAGGAGAACTGCTAACCCATTCAGACGAGTAACTATGGAAGAAGGATTCGTGCCTGATAATCAGCACCACGAAGGGGAACTAGAATCACAGCCCTCGCAAGAGGCACCTGTCGAAGTCGATTGGTCAAAGCGTTATAACGATCTCCGTCCTGCTTATGACAGAGCGCAGAGTGAAAACTCTCGTCTTAAGCAAGAGATGCAGGAGATGCGGTTGAATATGCTTGAAGCACAGCAGAAGGCATCTCAACCACAAGTACAGGAAAAGACTCAAGAATCTTTTTTTTCGGATGAAACGAAAACTGTAGAGAAAGACTTTCCCGATATCTTCAAGGGTGTGCAAGAGCACATCAACTATGCTTTGCACAAACAAAGTGCAAACACAGATGTAGAGCAAGTAAGGCGGGAAGCTGAAGTCGCTAAACAGGAAGCGGAAAATGCGAGGATTGAGATTGAGCAAATGCGAGTGGATACACAATTATCCTCTTCGTTAGGCGGACACATCTGGCCCGCTGTTGATAGCTACCAACCTTTTAGGGATTGGGTTAGCGCAGACAGAATGAGGCTATGGCAAATGCAGATGGGTGATGTCCAACATAAGATAAATTGTATCCAAGATTTCCTGGCTACTCCTGAAGGACAGCAGTTCTCTGGTACAGTTCCTCAACAGAATGTCGCAAGACGACAGGAGGTACAGGGTATCATGGGAGGACAAATACCCACCCAACCGCAAGGCGGTAGGAATCAGTGGGATAGCATGTCAACCCAACAGAAATGGGATTCGGTTCCCGATTATGAAGTAAATTAATAGCTTCCCTTATATGGGGGAGCATTTTTTAAAATTCTCTATATAAGAGGTTTATCATGGCACAGACGTTTCATAGCGCTGGAACTACTAACCAAACTGGTTATAAGTACGGCGCATTGAGTGAGAATGACGCTTTTACTATACAAAAGAAATTTCTCACTATTGCAAAAAGAAATTTAGTATTTGCCCGCTTCGCACAGAAGGAGACGAAAGCGCAGAACGACGGGCTGGAAGTACGTTGGAGAAGGTACGAGAAGTTTAATCTTCCCTTGGTGCCCCTTGCTGAAGGAGTAAAACCACCTGCGGATACTTTAACTCAGGTGACCATGAAGGTGAAGATGCATCAGTATGGTAGTTATGTAAATACCACTGATGTAGTTGTTGCTGCTTCGACTGACCCGATCATCCAGCAGATCACTGAGCGCCAGTCAATCCAAGCTGCGGAGCTGATGGATTTTCTGAGTTACTTGCATTTCCGCACAGGAACGCAAGCTGATCGTTCAGGAAATGCTACCAATGGAGTTGGAGGAACTGTTGCTTATCGAAGCTTGGTGAATCGAACTATTGGCGGAACTCATGGCAGAAACTCTACTGCTACGGCAAACGCTCCAACCACGAAGTTGTTAGATACAGCTATTCGTGCGCTGGAAAACAACGAGGCAACTAAGATTGCTAAGATTGTTAAGGCGTCTTCGGATTACGACACCAGTGCAATCCCTGATTCCTATATCGCAGTTTGTCATCCAGACCTGCGCCAGGACATTGAGGATCTACCTGGGTATGTTCCTTATCAGAAGTATGCTAATGGCGGAATGCAGGTAATGCCTGGTGAGATTGGAGCTGTAGGAATGATTCGTTTCATTGTTACAACTCAGGCTGCACCATTTGGTCATGACCCATTTGATGCTAACACCACGGCACAAACCAGACACAGCTTGGATGTAACTCGTACTCAAGCTGCTGCTTATACTCCTGGTTTCAACGCTGCGCCAAACAACATCTACGGAGCTGGAGGTATCGCTGATGCCGAAGACTACGGTGAGGTTGGGTTGGTTGCTGGCAGTTATGCTGGAACCAGTACTGCCGGGGGTGAACTTGGTGACACAGGCCAGACTGGATCAAGTCAGCGAAACCAATACGCAGCTCTTGAGCAAGTGACTGTTGGTGGAACGGCTTACTTCAAAGTCTATCCAGTTCTCATCTTCTCATCCGATGCTATCGGTTGTGTAAGCATGAGTGGGTTTGATTCGGTAGTACCTAAGGTTGTGATGCCACAGCCTGCAGTAACCGATCCCCTTGGACAGACCGGAAGTGTTGGCTGGAAATCTTGGTATGCCTGCAAAATTCTGCAGGAAGAGTGGCTTTATAGGCTCGAGGTTGCCTGCTCGTCACTCAGCTAAGTTTCAAGGATGGGAGCCTGATGCTCCTGTCCTGCAAGCTGTTTATGAAAGCCAGGTCTGTATGCTTAGCCATACGGATCTGGTTGAACCCGAAACAGGAATGCTGTGCACTTCTCGAAAGCTACGTCTTAAAATATTTCCCGAGTATGTCCCTGAGTTGATCACTGTCGTTCTGGCAGAGAAATTCGAGGGAGTTCATGCTGAGATGGCAATAGGCCGAAGACCATCAGCTATTGACGAAGACACAGCATACCTTGATTGGACTCAAATTAATGATGTCGGTAAATGGCATCAGGAACCATCATCAACTTTTCTTCCTCCAGGGGAGAATGGTGTAATTCATTTAAGCCTAAGGTTTAGGGGGGATAATCCTCCTGAGTCTGGGCTGCTTTACTACTTTATTAAGGCAAGACAATGGCACAATTAGCAGGGGGGATGATACCGGCAGGTGAACATGGTAATTATGTTCGAGGCCAATACAATCCTGGCACAGGTAAGATCGATCAGTATGAGCAGATGGGGAAGGACAATGCCATCGTGCTAAAACAAGGAGAGAATGCCCCAGAAGGTTGGGCAGAAATTGTTTTAGGTTTTGGAGATGATCCTAGCACAGACAATGGGCCTCTCACGGTGACTGCAGGAACATGGTCTATGATAATTCCAAGAAATTTAAGGTGTGCTATACCTTCTGCACATTTTGAAAATCTACTGCAGTCTACAGAGACTAGGTACATTCAACCAGCAGTAGGTCAACAGCTTGTTGGTTACAAGGCTCATCGTTACAATGTCCAAGTTGTTAAGTGGCCTGAAGCAGTAGACAATAGCGTCAACGAGTATCTCGAAGAAACTAAAGCGGTTCACGAAAAAATTGAAGTAGGCTAATGACTATAGGCGTAGCTGAAGCGAGGGAGAGGGTACGCACATATTTACAAGACCATGATTATGTCCGTTGGGGCAAGCATGAAATTAATCAGTACCTTCATGAGGCTGCTGAAGATTTTGTCTCAAGAGTTGGGTACCCTATTGTTAGTAGCTCCCTTCAGTCGTCTACGACTTCTTCGGCTGTGTTTCTATCTGATCCTGCCTTTACTGTTGGTGAGACAATTACAGGAGCTACAACAGGTGCTACAGCTAAAGTAATAACAAACGGAACAATAGTTACATTCGATACGATAACCCTTGGGTTTGTTGTAGGCGAGCAAGTGACTGGGGCAACAGGCTCTGGGTATATCCAAGCTATTAATTATAATTATGAGCTAACCCTTCCTGACGAAATCCAAAAACTTACACATGCAGAAGTTGATGGCATAGAAGTTCCGATAGTTACTGAATCAGAGATGAGGCATTACGCTGTTGCTGGGACTCTTCATGAGACAGAAACAACGCAAGACAAGACAGTAAAGATCTTTGGTTCACCCACCTCTACGAATGTAAAATGGAGAGAAACAACAGGGAAATGCAAAGCCATTGTTGTTACGTCAGCCACATCAGATAAATTTCGCATCTACCCCATACCCAGCGAGTCTCAAAAGTTTACGCTTTACGGAGTGTACCGCCCCTTACACGCTTCAGACTTAATTCCCTTTCAATTTGATAAAGGAGGCATCTTAACTCCAGTTGCTCTCCAGGGTGACACTCTTTACAATTCTGCTGAGGGTGCCACAAACACGATGATTGATGGGAACAATACTATCTACAGACTGGAAACAAACTCTAGTTTGGTCGAACTATCTACATCGACAAGTGGAGTTGAAGATGTGGCTTCCTATCCACTAAGAGGGGCTGTAGATTTTAGGTTAAACTATGAGTTAGATAGAAAGTTTATAAATGTATTGGTGTATGGATCTCTGGAAAGAGCGTACTTAAAAGAACACGACCTGAGAAACGTAGAGAAATCAGAGTATTATAGGCAAAAGAAAGAATCCTTAACACAAGAGGCGGTTCGAGAAGATGCTTTGAACCCTGCTTCTATCTCAGGTGGGATTAACTTTAACAGACTAACATCAACTAGAAAATGGCAGTATCAGTTCAATTAAGAAGAGGGACACCTAACGAAACCACTAGCTTCACAGGGGAAGCTGGTGAAGTAACAGTCGTTACTCCTGTCGATGGAAATGGTAATGTTGTTTCAGGTTCAGCTTCGAGTCCGTGGACTTTAAGGGTTCAT